AGTGTTTTGAGGCATGCCCATTTGTGGAGGCATTTGTTGAGGTATTCCGGGCATTTGAGGATTATATTGATTCATTAATTGCATAGTGTATTCTTTTCTTAATCCTAGTCCATGATCTTCAAGCAATTCCCTTATCTCATTAGGATCTTGTATTGCTCCGGAGTTAATACCAATTTCAATTAATTTCATTGCGTCTTGTGCTTCAATGTCAACCTTCTTTGCTCGTCCAAAGTTTAGTTCAAAGTCACATTCTTCATAAGGCATAGAGATCATTCCACCTCCATAGTTAGCAGAATACATCGGGTGTGATTCATACCAAGGCTTGAATAGTTTTGCCTCTAGTTGTCTTGTCACTGCTAATGGGAATGAAGCCAATCCAATTTCGTCCAATACAGATGATTCCTCTGCGTTAGCAAACTGATGAGAAGATTCTGCTGCCATTTTACCTCTAAAGTCATTTAATGCTTTGAAGATTCCTCCTTGAGTAAGATCACTAAATAGAGTTGGATCAAATGCTCTCTGTCCACTTCCTAGTTCTTGAACTTCAACTTTTTTGCCGACAACAAAATCTTCACCGGGATTCAATGTGTTAACATCAGCAGCAAGTGAAGCACGCTCCTCTTGATTTGCGCCTTCTGCGACATATACATTATGAGGAATGTATCTTCTTTCTGCTATGTGCATGGTCATGTGAGTTGAGTATTTTCTATCAAGTAATGAAGGCAAAGTGTTAGTTTCAGTTCCTGCCGGAGTAATCTGATCAAATGCTTTCTGAACTGTTAGAGCAGTTATGAAGCCATTACCGATAACACTACCATTGACAGGGTTCCAATTAAAAGCGATAATGTCTTGAGGATTATGATAGCCTTGATATTCTGCTCCTCTAAATTCATACTTGTAAGGGCGTCTTTGTCGATCCCACCATACAGCGACAAATGAAGATATAGGAATTTGCATTAAATCATCTTTGTTTCTAATGTTCTGAATACCCAAACGTGGCTTCCAAATGGAATTTCCATATCCCAATAATTCTTTAACTAAAATAGTATCAAACCAATCAAAGTCAATCTGTTTAGAGAATTTAGATATATGATCTGAAACCTCATCATCTAATCCTTTCCAATAATGTGCGCCACCTGTTACTTTAGATGATAAGTGATTAATTGCTAGTTGAACGTCCTCATCTTGTTCCATAGCCTTTGCTTGAGTTCTAAATTTAACGACAGGTGTATCTCTAGTCTTTGAAGTGTAACCTTCTCTTGAATATGCTCCAACTGTATTAATTTCTGCTCCCCAAACTGGCTGACTAAATCCTCCCATAGCGTCCTGAATAGCATGGACGTCCATTGAGGTTCCTGAATTTCGCATATAGGGCTGTTCTGATTGAATACCCAACTTTGCTAATCCATTCGCCAAACGGCTCTTAAACGTCAATGATATGTTTTCCTTCTTTATTGCTAAAAGTGTTTATAAAATGTGGGAGATTAGGTTTCAGAATTAAATTTGAGAAATCCTAATGGGATTAAACTAATGCTAAGCCAACGGCAATAGCAATACCTGCCCATGTAGGCAAGTGAGGGATAAGTGCGTGCATAAATGAATAAAAAAATAATAAAATAAAGGTGTTAGTGGCTAGTCACAATCAGTGCAATAGCCGGAGTCGTTTGAACAGTTGCCACTTTGACGACAGGCACGACAAACACCATAGGAAAATCCCTGTGCTTCGTCATAGTCCTCCATGTCCTCGTCAATATCAACAGATGAGTCGTGTTCGTGATCAAGCGTCAATGCCTTCTGCCTCCCTGAGTTGTGCTTCCATTACAGATACCATATATTCATTATGTACGAGTGCGAATCCATTTGGAATATCAATATCGTGTCCATGATCTGAATCGACGATTTTAAACAAAACGTATTTAGTCAATTACAAATCTCCTCTATTGCGTTTTCAATGGCTTCCAGTTGGAGTTCGATAATTCTATCAAGCGTCAATTTTTAGCCTCCGAAACATAAACCACTTTTTGATATGTTCCATCAATTTTCTCTATTCCCGGTGTTTGAACATTATGTTCGCTTTTTACATGGTCAATAAAATCATCTAGTTCTTCACATCTAAATTTGCAGGAGTCTTTAGGGCAGAATATAGTCAATTTTGCTCTCCGTCAATAATTGCTTGTAATTTCTTAAACTCTCTCAAAACATCTTCTGCTGTTCTTCCTAATCCACAATCTTTAGAGAGTTTTTCCAAAAAAGTTATTTTCTCTGTAATTGCTTCTTGTACTTTTGTTGCATTATTCATAATATTAGTAAACTAGTTAACTATTAAAGTATTTTAGGCGTAAATTGGTCATAATGAGTGAAAATCAGTATATTTCTGCTCTCCCATGTAAGTTCCTCCGGTTCCTTTTTTTGGCATGGATTTTAGAATCCTAATACAATAACAGCGATAACAAAGTTGATAATCTCTCCAATTCATCGCTTTAGGAGATCGACTCACTTTGCGACATTCGGGATTGCTACACCTCATGTTTTCGTCCGGCTCCGGTTTTACCTAAATAATGACACTTGGGACAGTGCATATAATTCCAACAGTGCCTATTCTTATTTGCTTTAGCAGTGGCATTTTTACAAAGTTTACACCTCATCATTATCTCCTCTACACTTTTTACAATAATGATACCTTTTGGTCACGCTCTTGACGTCCTGCTTATAGAGTATGCTCCTTCATCAAAGTTCTCATCTGCTGTAAAGCAGTAAATTAAACTCATCATAGAATCAGCCGGGTGATTAAATTCCTTCTTGGCTTGTTGTCTAGGATCTTCAACTACCAAATCTGAATCTTGCTCTAAATCTTTTCTTGTAGTTGCGCATAGATCTTTAATTAAAAAGTCAACGTCATAGTCATTCTCATACGGTATCATTAATTTTGGACGGTTGAATGTTTTATCCTCCGGGAAATTAGGGTGACTCACTTGCCACTCTAGTAAATCTATAAACTTTTGAATTGCTGCCGTTTTGGAGATGTTAACTCTTGATATTTCGGTTCCATGCTCGTCAGTTGTTTCTCTAAATTCTGAACTCTCTTTATGTAAATCTCCAGTTGAACGACAGCCTACAAAATGAGAAGATCCTAAACCATTGAATTTATTATCATTTGAATCTCTGCCTCCGTCCTGAATTAATTTAACTTGAATCTGTCCATAACCTAAATCTCCAACTCCAAAGTCGCAGTTAGCACTTCTAAATACATCTGCTATGTATCGAGATTGGTCAATCTGATTCTCTTGAGGACGTCGTGAGATATAGGCTAATTGATAGCGTTTAGATTTACGCCAATGGATAATTATACTGATTACAGTTAAAGATCCGGCACTGGCTCCACTACCAAAATCAACTCCCATTAGGATTCTAACTTCATTTCCAAATAATGCTTTAATTTCTCTAATTTCTTCAACTGTTAATAATTTCATGTATCTGTAAGGGTTCATACAGTTCTTGACCATTTCCGGAGTAATTGGACGACGTTCTGCTTTGAAAAACTCTCCTTTACAGTGAGATAAGTAAATTGATTTTGGATTGTTTATCCTTTGCCATTCTATTGATAATTCAGGCTGAACTTTGTATTTCTCAACTGCGTCCCTAATGGTTAAAGGAATAGTGGCGAACATCTCTTGAGGCATATGATAGCCTCTATACTGCGTATTTTCAGGTTTTCTTGGAGTCCATCTTCCTGCTAGAATACTCTTTAATTCGTCCGGTTCATTAATGACGTTGCCTAAATTATCAAATTCTAATCTATCACGCCATAATGGATCTTCATATATCCATTCACGCTGATCTGTACGCTCCCACATCTCATTATATGGAGATCCGGCTTCACCTCCTATACCAAAGCAATAGAATCGTCCATGAGTTTGAGATAAGGTGTAAAAGGCTTTAGATAAGAATTGAACATCTTGATATTGTGCCTCATCTAGCATTAAAACTGATAATGATTTACCTTCTACTTTGTTATACTCATTCTCATCGGTCATAAGATATGCTATTGAGTCATTTAGTAATACAGTAGATCCAATGTTTGCCCTTCCTTTGCCGGGCATAAACTGTCTTAATTTACTATTTTGAATCATAGTTTGTTTTCTAAATCTCTGGAGTGAAAAGGCTCCCAAGTGGGCTTCATTATCTGCTACATATCCTGCCTCTACATTATCCCATGCTGTTATCGCATTTCCTAGAATATCAGAACAGGTTGTAGTTTTGAAGGTTTGACGTCCGTTTACGCACATAATATTCGGGTGATTGTCCTCATAAAATTCGATATAAAATGGAAATAGGTCAAAGTGTCGGGGTTTACCGGCTACTAATGGACGTGCTGCTTCAATCCATTCTAATTTATTTTGAGGTAAATCAGGCAGTTTAACGCCTAACTCATTAATGCTCATCTCATCTTCTAATAGACCATAAAATGGGATTTTTCTGTTAGGATCTCTCAAGGTGTTCTAATCTTTGGCATTTCATATCCTGTTTTAAGTTCAACTTGTTTCTCCATGATAACTCTAGTCATGTCATAGGCTCCGGATATGTACGGTTGCATTTCTGCGATTTTAGTTAGAATTGAGGCACGTTTGTAATTATCGGGTTCTGAATTGAATGTTAGCCATAGTTCATGCTCTATAACTTCCAATGTATTAATTCGGTCTAAATGTTGTTCAATTAAACCGTCATGTAATGCTATATTTTGTAATGTAGTTACTTTAGTGGTTTTAATTTCCTCTTTAAGATTATAATATTTGTTCACTCCCATTTCGTGATTTCTAGTTTTGAGATATACTAGAGCCTCACGTTCACTCATTCTCATACATATAGTGTGTAAAACAAGTCTTTTCTCCTCCTCTTTTTTTTCAATTAGTCTTTTACTTTTAGCCAATGGTTATACCTACTGCCAAACTTGCGTTAATGATAAATAAACTTTGGGTTAATTGAATATGCCGTTAGCCACTACATGATATTCATTATACGGCTTTGGAGGATTGTATTTGAATCGGCATTTACATTCGCACTCCCATAGTCCTTTACATCTTGGGTGATAGTCATGGTTTCTTTGAGTTTTAATCCTAACGTGATAACACCATTTACATAATCTCATAACTCTAGAATCTCTTTGAGTTTATTATGCCAAGGATAACCATGTGAAGGCACTTTGTAATTTTTAACAAATTCTATAATTTTATTATATTTTTCTTGATTTTTTAATGCTTCCAATAATTCTTTCATTTCTTCGGGTGATTCTTCAAAATCCATATCTATTGAATTGTTTGCTATAATTCTGTCGTATAGTTTCATATTATCATACTCACTATTCTGAAAGGTTCCTTCTGCTTCTTACGTCTAATGATTATACAGGTATTACAGTATTTTTGTCTAGAAGATCTTTGAATAAACTCCTTTAAGCATTGGTGACAGGTTGCTTCATTCACGTTCTTGTAACCTTCCTTGTTTTTTGTCTTTATGCCTATATTGAGGATTCTTTGGTTTTACTAGTCCACATTCAAGACATTCTTTTCTTACTGATGAGTTTAATCCTTGACATTTAGAACATCTCCAATGAGGTAAATCTGTTAGATGATCGTATGGGGTCATATCAGTTTCACCTTATGCTTTAGATCGTCCCTATTGTAGTTCTTTAGAGCCTCCTTTATGATTGATTTATCCTCTTTGTTAATATCCCTGTAATGTTTTCCCATTCCGTCCTTCTCATAGTGATCGAACATAACTTGAGTGCTATTTTCCTTCTTAAAGCCTGATAACTTCCTCATCTCATCTAAATTGTAAACCACCGGGACTTCATTACAGTATTTTTCAAATTTAGATAAATGATAGTCAAAATCTACTCTATTACAAGGATTCTCATTACCGTATTGAATTGAGGGTTTATCTATTTTCATAAACTCCTCTAGAGTAAATTGTCTATAATAGCCAAAAAACCAATACATAGACCATACTGCCTCTATTTTATCCCTGATTATTGCTATTGGATAGCATTTATCTTGAAATGGTTTGTAAGTAGGAATACAGTTGACGCTTGTAATATCTTCTGTTGTATGAATATCAGTAATGCCTTTTGTTTCCTGAAACCATTTGATTAAACTGTTTAGTCCACATTTTTGAAACCCACATAAATAAGGAGAATATTCACTTGATTGCATTATTCGTCCATCTCCTGTAATTTTTCATCTAATATGATTAATTGTCTATATG